GAGTTGGTATCCGTCCCCGCTGTAGTGATATAAAAGAACAGGGGCTGCATCCTGGCGTCACCGCTACCTTTTGTCATAACATCAAACAGTCTCCTGTCCGGAGCCGCATGCAGTTCATCATAGACCACTCCATGGATGTTGAATCCATGCTTGGAATAGGCTTCCGAACTGAGTACCTGATAAAAAGAATTGGTCGGCAGGTAGATGATCCGTTTCTGGGATGCCAGAATCTTTACTCGCTTGGAAAGCGCCGGACACATCCGCACCATATCCGCCGCGACATCAAACACAATCGCCGCCTGCTGCCGGTCCGAAGCGCAGCCATACACCTCTGCACGCTCCTCCCCGTCCCCACAGGTCAGCAGCAGAGCCACCGCCGCTGCCAGTTCTGATTTCCCCTGCTTTTTGGGGATCTCAATATATGCCTGGTTGAACTGCCGGTATCCATTCTCTTTGATCGTCCCAAACAGATCCCGGACAATCTGCTCCTGCCAGTCAATCAGTTCAAACTTTTTCCCTGCCCATTTTCCTTTCGTATGGCACAGGCTCTCAATAAACGCCACCGCGTAGTCCGCAGCCTCTTTGTCATAATGGGAACCCTTCGCCATGAACCTGGTCTGCTTATACTTCTTCAGTTTTCTCACGGCTGTACCATCCCCCCCTTACACGTATTTCAGCCACTGCCTGTACACCTCACTGGCAATGTTCGCCATCATCACCGGCGGCACGCTCATCCCGCAGACATCATAATCTTCCGGAAACGTCTGTGTCGCCACATAATCATGGACGGAATATTTTTCCCCGTCACAGAACCTGGTTACAATCGCGCAGGCGGTATTGGTCGGCGCCACCCGGCAGTCTTCCACAATGGCATTGTTGAACATGGACAGTTTTCCGCGTTCCCTAATGGAGATATCTGCGAAACAGGTATCCCCCTTCTTCCTTTTCGCCACCAGCTCCGTCATTAGCGCTTTCTGGTAGGGAATCCCATGCTCGCTCCGCACTTCTCCGAAGCGGATCGACTTCTCATGGAAATCCAGCTTCAGCTTCGGCAGGTCCAGGTCATTGCGATGGGCAATAAAAAAGACACGTCTCCTCCTCTGCGGAACCCCCATGGTATGGGCGTCCAGCAGGAAGATCTGTGTCGCATAGCCCGCCGCTTTAAAGGCTTTCAGCAGTTCATTCACATAGCCCCTGGCGTTGCCTTTCAGCAGGCCGGAAACATTTTCCGCGATCACTGCCTTAGGCTTTAAAATCTCTGCTGTCCGGATGAAATGCAGGAACAGATCATCCAGCCGCTGTTTCTTCTGTCCTTCCCGGAATGCCTTTTCCTTTCCCCATGCCTTCTCCCGGTCCCCGGCAGTGGAGAATACGGAGCAGGGCGGCGACCCGTCCAAGATATCCAGATGTCTTAATTCCTCCGGATAGACCTGCAGCTGATTGAATTCCCGGATATCCATCAGATACGGATATTTCGGATGATGGTTCCGCCTGTACAGCTTCATCATCTCCGGGTCAATCTCACAGTTCCCCAGCACCGTATACCCGGCAAGCTTATATCCCATGGAAGAGCCTCCGCCGCAGGAGAAACAGCTGAATACTGTTTTTCCGTTCTTTGGAACGTCCTTCAAATCATCCATCCGCCATTTCCATGGGAACCTGTGGTCAGTTGAATTTAAAGCCGCATCTTGGGCATTCGTGCGCGAATTCCTCATCTCCAAACTCCCCCTCGTCATACTCCTTATTGCTTCCCGTATCGTCCGGGTCCTCACGTACCGCAAACAAGTCTGTCACCTCGTCCTCACGGAAACCGGTCAGGGATACGTCAAACTCCTCTCCCTGCAGGCTTTCAATCTCGATCCTCAGAAGTTCCTCGTCCCATCCGGCGTCCATAGCCATACGGTTGTCCGCCAAGATATACGCTTTCTTCTGGGCTTCGCTCAGATGGTCCGCCAGCACACAGGGAACTTTTTCCATCCCTTCCTCCTGCGCCGCCAGCACACGCCCATGCCCTGCGATAATCCCGCAGTCCCCATCAATGATTACCGGATTAAGGAACCCGAATTCCCGGATGGATGCCCGCAGCTTCGCGATCTGCGCCGGGGAATGGGTTCTTGCGTTGTTGATATACGGTACCAGCTTCGCGGTCTCCACCATCCGCATTTTATTTTCTGTCTTCACGTCAATTCCTCACTTTCAATTAATCCACTTAATCACCGGATCTCCGGAAAATCCTTTTTCCCATACAAACCATGCATAAGCGACAGCACTTGAGGATATTTTCCCAAACTCCCCGTTTATCGCGCATACCAGCCTGGACGCGCTTACATATACCGTCCTCGGCGGGTTGTCCAGAAAAAACTGTTTGCGGGTTTTCCCTTCCAGGAACTGCAGCTTCAGAAACATCGCCACCTTCCTTCCCGGTTTGACACTGTCCAGTGCCTTCCTGACAAAATCCAGCGCATATTTATACGGCGGGTTTGTAATGATATCCCCGTCAAATAGTTGATTCGTCTGCAAAAAATCAACAGGTTCCGGGAAACCGAATCCTCTGTAAACCAAATCTGTGCTGACTACATGGTATCCGTGCTTTTCCAATACCTTCGCCAAATGCCCTTCTCCGCAGGCGCATTCCCAAACAGAAGGGGCAAATCTTTCTTCATGGAGCAGAAGCTCCATGGCCTTTGGCTCCGTGGCATAGTAGTCATCCTTCTGCCTGACACCTGGACTGTGATTCGATGCTCCCAGAATGGTATAAATGCTTTTGCAGTTTCCAATCCAGTCTTTGTCTGCTTTTCCTCCTTTGCATTCTGCCTGCGTTCTGGCTCCCATCACAATCCACCCCTTGCCCGGAGCAGCCGCTCCATCACATCATCCTGGGGCGTAGACCCCTGCCACTCCACCGAGCAGTTCTCCTTCACCACCTGGTAGATCTGATACCAAATCTGGTTGACCTGCTTCATATACTGCTGGGACATGGAAACATACGGGGAAGCGATGGCGTTCCCGGTTGTTGGATGTTTTGCAAGGAAGCCATACTCTGAAATACATTCCTCGCACTGGATCCACCGGGATACGGACACCGCGTACTGCTCCACCAGCTGGATATTGACCAGCCTGTCACATCCCCGCTCCCTCAGCCATTTCCATGTCTCTTCATACACCTCTGCCGCGCAGAAGCTTTTTCCGCTTTTCTGCTTCGCTTTCAGGTAATCCTTCACCGGCGGCATTTCTTCCCCGGACATTTCCGAAGGCTCCGGCAGATCCAGGACCATTGCCGTGCCGCCGTCATTGATCCGGTCTGTCAGCGCTTTCTTTTTCCTTCCGGCGCCGACCCTTGCGCCGCCCCGGCCTGTCCCATCCCTGGCCATGGCCTTCACCTCTTTCCTTTCCGGGGGCAATCCCCCCTTTGATTTCCATTTTTTGTACACGACACCCCCGCACCGTTCCCCAAAAGAAAAGCCGCGGAGATTTTGACCGCCCCTCCCCGGCTGAACTTTCATCGGTTATGCCAGCGGTCTCCGTTCTCCGCGTGGATCTTCGCGTGGCAGGACCGGCACAGGGCGATCAGGTTGCCCCTCTCATGGGTGCCGCCTTGGGACAGCGGCAGCTTATGGTGGATCTCCTCGGTCCTCACATACCGTCCTTCCTTCAGGCACTGCTCGCACAGCGGATGCTCCGATGCATACTTATCGCGGATCCGTTTCCATGCCCGTCCGTATCTGCGGCGTACAGCAGGATCCCTGCCGTACTTCTCGTAGCGTCGGTTCTCTTCTTTCTGGTGTTCCTCACAGAACCTCCCTTCCGTCAGGTTCGGGCATCCCGGCCAGGAACATGGCCGCTTCGGTTTCCTCGGCAATACTCCCACCTCCTTCGGGCATAAAGAAAGCCCTGGGGAATCGCTTCCTCAAGGCTCTCTCTTTTTATTTTCCGCACCTTAACAATATCACAAAGGCATACTGTAATGTACTTGATTTTACTGTATTGTTTCAGGAATTTCGATCTCCGCAAGGGCTTTCCGGTGAAGCCGGAATACATTATCGATGCCGTAGCCAAGCTCAATCGCGATTTCTTCCCATCTCATATAGGACAGGTACCGCAATTCCAATACCATCTGAAGTTCCGTATTCTCCACAGCTTTGATCCTGCGGACAATCCCCTTCTTCAATTCCACCAGCCAAAGCATATCCTGGTTGATTTCTGATTCCAGGTCTATGAT